ATGTTCGCTTTGCACAAGGACAAAGCCTTCGAAAAAATTGCCAGTGAGTTGGGTATATCCCGTAACACCGTAAAACATCATTTACAACAACAGACAATGCCAACTTATGCTAAAAGAAGTCAACAACCGACTAAATTATCCCCCTTTAAACCTTATTTGCTTCAGCGAATTGAACTGGCTAAACCTGATTGGATCCCTGCAACAGTCTTATTTGATGAGGTAGTTGAAAACGGCTATCAAGGTGGTATTGCTCAATTACGCCGATTTGTTTGTCAATTTAAACCAAGCATTGTTCCCGAAGTAGTCGTCCGTTTTGAAACACAGCCAGGTCAACAAATGCAAATCGACTTCACCAGCATCCGGCGAGGTAAAAATCGCTGAAAGCGTTTGTTGCAACGCTAGGCTATTCGCGTGCGAGTTATGTAAAGTTCTTTGATAATGAACGAGCAGAATCGTGGCAGCAAGGTTTAAGAGAAGCTTTCGACTACTTTGGTGGTGTACCACAGGAAGTATTGTGTGATAACGCAAAATCCCTCATCATCGAACGGGATGCTTATGCAGAAGGTGATCATAAATTACATGTCGAAATGCTTCAAATGTCGAAAGATTACGGGTTTAAATTGAAGGCTTGCAAGCCCTACAGGGCAAAAACGAAAGGGAAAGTAGAGCGCTTTAACCACTATTTAAAAAACAGCTTTATCGTGCCATTAAACACCGACCTTCGTGCTCATAATCTTGAACTGGATATTGAAATAGCTAATGCAAAAGTGGGTCCATGGTTACAACGCGTTGCCCATCAGCGAATTCATGGAACAACGTTAGAGAAGCCAGCAGATAGATTAGCTAAGGAAGTTAAGTCTCTTCTACCCTTACCAGCAAGGGTTTGCCAATCTATCCCACAGACTAATACGCTTAATATCCCTATCGTACCGCCCCTTGAATCTGTCAGTTTGCAACACTCAATCAGCGTATACGAAGCATTACTGGGAGGTGAACATGTTATTGCATGAACAAATTGAACACCTGTGTGAGTCATTGAAATTAAATTCTATTCCGACTCATTGGTCATCACTTGCCGAAAAATGCATTGCCCAAGACAAAAGCTACGGAGAGTTTTTACTGTCCCTGTTAAAATGTGAGCAACAACAACGAGATGAACGAACTCGTAATCTTTTGAGTCGGATGGCAGGATTCCCAGCACATAAAGAACTTAATACGTTCGATTTTAAGTTTGCAACGGGGATCCCCAAACAACACATACAGGAATTAAGCGCATTAACGTTTATTGAACGTAATGAAAATGTCGTGTTGCTTGGCCCAAGCGGTGTAGGCAAAACGCATTTAGCTATTGGGTTAGGATTAAAAGCAGTACAGGCCAAGAAGAAAACCCGCTTTACCACGGCAGCTGAACTGATGTTGCAACTCTCAACTGCCAAACGACAAAATAAGCTCAAACAATATCTATCACGTTCGGTGATGGCCCCGAAGTTGTTGATTATCGATGAGATTGGATACCTGCCGTTTGGGCGAGAAGAAGCAAACCTGTTTTTCAATGTGATTGCCAAGCGTTATGAGCATGGCAGTGTCATATTGACGAGTAACCTATCATTTGGGCAATGGCCAAGTGCTTTTGCTGATGACGCAACATTAACTGCCGCTATGCTTGATCGTTTACTTCATCATTCGCATGTACTGCAATTAAGCGGTGAAAGCTACCGATTGAAAGATAAGCGGCGCTCAGGAGCAATAACTGAGTAAAACAGTGGATCAATTTTGATTGATCGGATTTAGATAAAAAGTGGATCAGTTTTCGGTGATCGTTGACAGTGTGAGCTGTTTACTCGCTTTTACCGTCGCATTTTGCGTCTGGATATGCACATTGCCCTGGGTGGTCAGTATCAGGGTCTGTATCTCGCCCCCGATAGCCATCGCGTGTTTTTTTCGGTCATACTCAACAAAGGTGCCATCGGCAAAGTCGACCCGGCGTTTATCGCGTGACGCAATAGCCGGTCGGTCGACCTGTGAATAGACCGCGCCGAGCACCACACCATCATCGCCATAGGGGTCAAGTAACAGTTTGACCTGCTCGCCAATATCCGGTAGCCAGTAGTCCTTGTTATTCTGTGTGTTGCGCTGCAATACCTCAAGCCAGGCAGTACGCAGATTATCCAGTTCAGGCAAACGAACGCGTACCCGCACCGTTTTCTCATCCACCGCACTCACCGTGCCCGTGGTAAATTTGATACCGCTCATCGTTTTTTCTCCTGTGCAACGGGGGTTTCTGTTGCCACCACGCCAATACTGCCGTCGGCTTTTTTGCCGATGACCATAAGACTCTGTGGCTTGCTGGCCTTGCCTTTTTTATGCGCATTGGCAATCGGCCCCTGACCTAACGCCAGTTCGCAGGTATAGCCGCTTTGTCGGTTAAGGTCGTGCCGCACCGAGGTGATGAGCCAGACTCCGGACAGGCGACCGAAGTCCGCCAGTTGCACCGTGATACCGGCTTTGAGCCGGGTCTGACCCGGCAGGCTGAGATTTGCCGTGCGCTGGTATTCATTGTGGCGGTTAAGCCCGGCACACAGCTTACCGACCGCTTCATCGCGGGTGCGTGCCCGGTTTTGCATCTGCAGCGTATCCGCACTGGGGGTTCGGCTTCCCTTGGCAGGGACGGTTTCCTCTGCCACCGTGCCGATGCTGCCATCGGCCAGCACCCCGACGGTGACCAGTTTCTTGGTGCGGGTGTCCTGATATTTAACCTTGCCTTGCTGATAAATGCGATTCAGTGTATCGCGCAGGGTAAAGCGACTCACCGCTGATGGCGTCAGCGTCAACAGCGACGTGGCTTCGCGCAATGTCGCGCGATGGGAAAACACCAGTGCCTTATCGGTCACCTTGACAATATAGCCATACTCACGCCCCAGTCGGGTGATAAACGCCAAATCGGTTTCGTTATACTGCGTCACCCGGTCGAGCGCCAAAGGCGCAAGGGCCCCTTCCAGCCGCAGATGATTTTTTTTGGCTATCCGGCTGGCGATTGCCCGCAGCGTGGTGGCTTCAAAGGCCCGGTTACTGCGGGTACGCAACGCGCGGGTGACCGGGGCCGATAGCCCCCGTAACCGTACGCTGTCCGGCGGGCTGGAAAATTCCAGCTCATCCAGCGAGAACGTCCCGCACGCCAGCAGCGGTTGACCGGCCAGACCTATCGCCAGCGTCAGGCTGTCGCCTTTGCCCGGATACCAGGCCTCGCGCCAACGACCGTCACTGTCTTCCAGCTCGACTTCAATTTCATCCGATTCCCCGGCCAGCCGGTCGGTAAAGCTTACCGACAGCACATAAGGCGTCACTTCCCGCGAGATATCTTTCTGGCCGTAATGCAGGGTAAAGGTAGGCGTATCTACCGGGGTTATCGTGTCAGACCAGGGGGTTAGCGCAGCCATGGTGGTGTGTTCTCCTCGGTGTCATCCGCTGCAATGATAGGGATAAGCAGCTGCACCCCTGCCGGGAGCGACGCGGTAATGGCCACCTGCGGGTTAGCCATAATGATGCGCCCATAGCCGAACGGGTCGCCATAATAGTGATGCGCCAGGGTGTCCCAGCGTTCGCCTTCCCGGGTGGTATGGATCATGACGGCAGGCGTATCAGCAGACATCATTATCCCCTCCGGCTAATAATACGGCTGGCCAGGCGACTGAGCGGTGCTGACTGATGCTGGTAAACCGTCACGGCATTGCCAACCAGACCGGCGACGGTATCGAGCGCACCGGGCAGATGTTGACTCTAGCCCGGCGCAAGGCCGCGCAGGGTGTCCTGGGCATGGTCTATCATCGTGGCCGCTTCACCGCTCGCCCGCAGGAGCGGGATAGCGTCGGGTAAGGTGCCGGTTAACTGGCGCAGCCAGGGTTGCGATTGCGCCATCGGGGCGGCCACATCGCCCAGGCTGGTCAGTACGCCGGGTACGCGGGTCAGCGCCGCCACCGGATTACTTTTCATCTGCCGTGCGACCCGGATGACACTGGAGGCGGCCTGTAGCGCCGATTGCGCCTGCCGGGCAAAGCCTACCGCCTGGCGCAGCGTCTGCCCAGCCCCGACGCGGGCAAGGCCGTCTGCCGGGTCTGATTCAGGTTTGGCAACCCACCTTTGACGGCAGGCGGTTTCGGCGGCTTTTGCGGATCGCCGGTATATTCGCGCAGCGTCACCTCAACCGATAGCGCCTGGGCACGGCCCTGCGCGCTGCAGAGCTGGGTACTCAGCGACAGGTCAGTAATGACAAACCAGCCCTTGTAATCGCCGTTACCCAGCACAAAGGCCAGCGCCTGATGGGCACGGCTCGCCGCCTGCAGCCGTTGCCACTCACGGGCAGGGTCACAGTAACGCTGATGAAGCACCAGGATCAGATGGTACTCATCCAGTTTTGCCCCGGTAAACTGTAAGCCCGGCTTGTGGCCAATGCGTGCCTGCTCGGCAAAGTCATTGCCAAAAGTCCCGTCCAAAGCATCAAAGCTGGTACCCAGCTGAAAAGGGATATCCCCCAATACGGCAAACATTATTCCAGCCTCCTGCGCTGCTGTTGTTGCAGTACGCGCGCCAGCATCTGCTCCAGTTCGCGCACACCCAGACTCAACGCCTGCTGTACCGCCGAACCGGGGGTTTGCGACCGACCATCCAGTACAATGTGAGGACTAAAATGCACCACGATACCCCCCTGGCCTGCCATGCCATGACCGGCAAGCCCCGCCCCGTTCGGCAGCGAGGGGACGGGAGCGGGTCGCCAGCCAGGCAGACCCGGCAATGCCAGCCCTGAGCCAGCCTGCAACAGAGAGGCCAGCCAGTCGAGGGTCGCGCTGCGGGTTTTGGGGGTGGTGCGTCGGATACCGATAGCGGCACCTTCAACGATATTGTCCCCAAAACCCATAAAGACCCGTGAGGGGCTATTAATGCCCAGCGTCTCGCTAAACCAGCTTTTGATACTGCCACCAAACTCGGTGATACTCTCTCTCGCCGCCGTCAGCTTGCTGCGAATACCGCTGACCAACCCCTCAATCAGGTTGCGACCGAAATCGGTAAAATTGGCGGGTAACTCAATATTGAAATAGCGCATTACCCCCGCGAACGCCTTATAGAACAGCCCCACCGGCGACCAGTTGATAATCAGCGCCGCGACGCCACCGATGCCGCCGGAAAACGCCTGTTTGATATCCGCCCAGCGGGCTTTGAGCCAGGCGCTGATAGGCCCCCAGTAGCGATAAATCAGGAAAGCCCCCACAGCAATACCGGTGATCAGCAGCCCAATGGGGGTCAGCATCAGCGCCCGACCGATAAACAGCACGGCCCGTCCGGCTATCATCAGGCCACGCACCAGTCCGCCGCCGAGCACCTTGCCCAGACGCAACGCGCCGCGTGAGAGTCGGCCCATGAGTCCGGCCAGACGGCGGATCCTGCTGCCCTGGCTAAAGGTGCTTTGCAATAACACCCATTGACTTCGCAGCGTTACAAAACCTTTCCACACCGACACGAAAGGGGTAGCTAGCAGGTTAAGTCCCATCCGTAAAATAAACAAAACCGACTTAAAGGCGATCAGTCCCGTGACGACACCGGCTATCCCGGTCACTAATTGAGGATTGGCTTTTATCCATGATCCAAGCACTGTGACGCAGGGCAGTATTTTATCTACCGCAGTAACAATAGCAGGCGTTAATTGTTCACCCAACGTGATCGCCAGATCACTGCTAGCAATCATCAATTGCTTCATTTTCTCAATCGGTGATGCCAGGCGCTGGGAATAATCCCCCGCCAGCACGTCGCTGTTGGCGGCGCTCAAGGCTTCAGCACGGATAGTGCGGTATTTCTTCATATTGGCCAGCATCGGTCGGACAAACGCCATCACCTGCATATCGGCGAACAGCTCACCCAGGCCGAAGTTCTTCTGCAACGCCTGGAGCGCCCGATCTCGAGCAGCATCGTCCTTTAATGCCATAGCCGCCTTGAACTGTTTGACCGCTTCCGGGCCTTTTTGCGCCAGAGACCACTGGATGGTGTTCATCATCCCTTCAATCGGAGAGATCCCGGCTGCCTTTTGGCGCATCAAGGATTGCTGAAGGTTGATCCCCTGATCGGCAAAGTGCTTTTGCGTGTCCGGGGCAAACATTTTAGTGAGGAAATTCTTGAAATTGTTGGCCGCTTCATCGGGTGTACCCGCACCGATTTTAGCGACCTGTAGTGCGGCGGCCATCTCGGCGACCGCCTCTTTCCCCTGGGCAATGCCCGCCATCTGTGGAGCCAGCGCAGGTAACCATTTAACCTGATCGGGAATTTCAAATGATCCCGCCTTGCCACCGTAGGCCATGATGTTCTGTACGGCGGCAAAATCTTTCGCGGCAATCCCCAAGGATTGCTTGGTCGTGAACGCCGCCTCAGCCCATTGTGCTGCAGTGGTACGCGTTGCGGTGGCACCACGCGCAATGCTTGGCAGATAAGCGCGCAGATCATCCAAATCATCAATATTATTGCCAATCAGTGAACTGCTTGCCGCCTGTAAATCGTCCTGAGTCTGGTTGTACTGCAGGCTCCAGGCACGAATATCTTTCCCCAGCGTGTCGCGGGTTTTCGTGTTAAAGCCCGCCGTGATCGCCATGTCGATCATGTTGTCCTGAAAAGACATGTACTTTTTTACTGAAGGCTGAACGGCACCATAGGCAGCGCGGGCCATACCATAGGTTTCCAGTCCCTGACCGTAAATTTTCAGGCGATTATCACGTAAGGCAGCCGAGGTGGCAGTGGCGCGAGTCAGGCGCGCTTGTTGGCTTTCCAGCCGGGACAGCGTGTGACCAACCCGGGTCAGTTCACCGTTCAAGCGCCGGGCGGCATCCCCACCGAGGCTACCATATCGACTGACCGCCCGTGTCAGCGATGCCTGTCGCTGCTGTAATCGGGATGTTGCCGTACCCAGGCTTTCCAGTGTTCGCTGGGTGCTGCCCATCACACTGCGAAAAGCCCCTGAAAGGGTAGCAGAAACGACAACACCAATTGAAAAACTACTCGCCATAATGGTAAACTCAGTTCAGGTTAAATAGTAAGGCAACAACATGATTATACTCGCTTTCTTGCTGGGAGCCGCGGTAATAGGCAGTTACGGATGGTGCGTGGCCCAGCTTTATTTCTATTTTATGTCCACTGGCGACGATATTTGGCTTAATCTTATCTTGACCCTGATGGGGGCCGCAGGGATTGGCCTGGTTTATTGTGTTGCGCTGTTTTTTCTTCAGCCGGTTATTTTCCTGTTAGCGGGCGTTTGTGAAGGATTATTCCAATTCATTCGCTGGATTACTCGCCGTATTCGCGCTTTATCTGTTCGCCCGCTTCCTTAAGGTAGCCCTCAAATTCTTCTACCGCTAGCCGCTCAATTTCACTGGGCGGCCAGCGAAACCACCTTGCCAGTAACGCCTCCGCCTTACGCAGTTGTCCCGGATACTGTATCCAGCCCCGCAAAGTCGCGAAATCGGCCATGCAATGCCTGGTAATCCGCCAGATCCATTTTGTCCAAATCTTCCGGCAACAACCCGGTCATGCTGGCAACCAGCAATTCATCCAAATCAGACGGATCCTGACTTTGCTTGCGTACCTGCTTCATGTCGCGCACGGTCAACCGCCGCACGGTGACCTGGGTCAGCATCTCGCCATTGGCCAGCGGATAGGGAAAACGCAGAGGGTAAGTATCGTTCATAATAAGCTCCTAGGTTGAGGGGATTTCTTGACCCTGACAGTCTGGCATTCGGGTGGGCTGGGGGCTTTTAAACGCCATTAAGAAGACAGGGACGATAACGCCCCCTGAAAACGGATGGCTCACTAACCACCAATATTGGCCCGGTAGTCTGCCAGCATATCCACCCCGCCCACGCGAAAAATATTCGCCATGTAGTCCAGCTCCAGTAATTCTTCGCCATCCAATACCTGCTTGATATAGGTGCAGGTAAAAGCGCTGCTTAAATCCGGATCCTCATGCTGTTTGAAGGTACCCAGCGGGTTCTTTTTAAACATCACCGTCATATAGGTCACCATCGGCACTTCATTGAACCGACCCTGGCTACCTGTAGTGGTCTAATAAAACTGTAGAGATTTATAGCTTATAATTAAGCAAAATCTTATAGGTATAAATATGACCCGAAAAGTAAAAGTAACCTTTAGCGGAAAGCAAAAACTGGAATATGCAAAACTCATGGTTGAAGGTGGATATAGCAATATCCAAGTTGAAAAAATATCCGGTGCGGGTAAATCTGCCGTATCACGATGGAAGCAACAATATCTTGCCGAGTTAAATGGGAATACGCCTGTAAAATCAAAAGCGTTAACACCCGAGCAACAGCGCATACAAGAATTAGAAGTTCAACTTAAGCGTGCTCAGAGGGATAATGACATATTAAAAAAAGCCGCGGCTTACTTCATCCTCGACAATCAAAACTCAAAATCGTGAAGCAACTGAAAATCATGTACCCCAATTTTACGGTCACTGAGTTATGCCATCTTTTTGAAGTAAGCAGCAGTAGTTTTTATTATGAAACGAAAATACCGACAGTTGAAAATGAAAGACTGTGTGGCGAAATCAAACGTATTTTTTATACATCGGGTCAAATTTATGGCAAAAAGACGTATTCAAGCCGAGTTAAAGGGTTTAGGGCACCAAATTGGCACTTATAAAATATCGAACATCATGAAATTAAATCAATTAGTTGCAATTAGACCAACGAAAAAGCACTACTATCACTCATCGGGTAACGAACATCGATATGCCCCTAATTTGCTTAAACGACAATTTTCCCCTGAACAGCATAATCACTATTATGTCGGGGATATCACGTATATTAGACATCACTATGGGTGGAGCTATTTAGCCTGTGTGTTGGATTTAGCCACCAAAGAAATTATTGGTTATGCCTTATCAACAAAACCGGATTCGAAATTAGTGAAAGAAGCCTTAGATAACGCAATTGAACGGCAATTACCGGATACGACAAGTTTGATGTTCCATTCAGATCAAGGTTGCCAATATTCATCGGAGGAGTTTAGGGCGCACCTCTTTGAACGGAAAATAACTCAAAGCATGAGTCGGCGAGGTAATTGCCTCGATAATGCCGTGATGGAAAGATTTTTTAGGAGTTTAAAGACAGAAAGACTTAACCGTTTATCGTTTATGAATCATCAATCTGTTGTCTGTGAAGTTGAAAATTATATTCAGTTTTACAATTATTATCGACGCCATTCAACGATTGGTTATTTAACTCCACATCAAAAATATCATGAACTAAAAAATGCCGCTTAGATCTTCTACAGAATTTGTTGACCATTACAGTACGGGAGTGCGGCTTGCGGGGGACGGGCGGCATCTGCATCAAAGGCACCCCCCAGCAGTAGCATCAGCAAAAAGAACAGCATCATGCCGGGTGGGTTATCGGGGTGTGGGTGGTTATTCATCATCACAGCCCCGTCGCCACGGCAAGACACACCGCCGCCACAATCACCGCCCGACGCAGCTGCGCAGCAGCAAAGACCTGATGGCAGCCGCCGCGCACCGGATGTCGACCCTGTGCTACCTCGGGGTGGTCATAGTGCAGGTATTGTCCGGGACGGGCTTTGGGGAATAGCGAACGGTCAAGCCAGTAACCCTCGACTGCCGCCAGGGTGATTAATGCCAGCTTATAGAGCACCACCGGCAATTGCTGCGGTGAGACCAGGCCAATCACCAGCAACAGACCAGCAGCGGTGAGCAACCAGCCGCTTAATCGCGGGGTTTTAAATGGGGGCAAGGTCAATTTTTTTCGCGTTTTCATCACCATCTCCCTGAGAATCAGGCAGACAGTGTGACAAGGCAGGGCGCTAAACGCTTTTAAAGCGGTTTACTAGTGGGAGGATGGGTGAACGGTTAGGTTAGGCGCAGTGATTAGCCCCGAGCGGGGCAAGGGAAAAAGCGCGACCTACCCAGTGCACGAACACCGGACAGGCCGTCAACACACAGAGTTCGCCTGTGAGTCAACCGTGGCGCTTTCCGTTCTCGAGAACAGGAAAGAGTCTACACGAATTTCCATTAGTGAAAAAGGCTTACAGACAATGCAGCAACATTTTTTACCCATACTGCCCTGGATAGGCGGTAAACGGCGGCTGGCCAAACAGATTTTACCGCGCTTCCCGGCGCATATCTGCTACGTGGAACCGTTTTGTGGCGCGGCGGCGCTCTTTTTTATGAAGTCACCCAGCAAAGCAGAAGTGATTAACGATATCAACGGCGAGCTGGTCAATCTCTATCGGGTGCTGAAACACCATCTGGAAGAGTTTATGCGCCAGTTTAAATGGGCGCTGGTCAGCCGGGCGATGTATCAATGGTTAAACATCACGCCGACCGAGACCTTAACCGATATCCAGCGCGCAGCCCGTTTCTATTACCTGCAAAAGCAGGCGTTCGGCGGCAAGGTGGCGGAGCACACCTTTGGCGTGACCACTACCAGTGGGCCACGCTTGAACCTGCTACGCATGGAAGAAGAGCTGTCGCTCGCCCATCTGCGATTATCACGCACCACCATTGAACACCTGGATTGGGCCAGCTGTATTGCCCGTTATGACCGTCCGCACACGCTGTTTTACTGCGACCCGCCGTATTGGGGAACGGAAGGCTATGGGGTGGATTTTGGTCTGGATCAATATGAAAAACTGGCGGGAATGGGACGAGACCTGACGGGGATGATGATTATTTCGGTCAATGATATTCCTGAAATGCGGGAAGTGTTTCAGGGGTTCGAGATGGAGAGCGTCCCGATTCGTTATAGCCTCAATAGCAATCAGCCCACCCAACGGCGTGAGCTGATTATCACTGTCAAATAACCCTCTTTCGCGGCAACGAATGCAGGGAAGACTTAAGCGCGGTGACGAGTGGCTTTTTTCTCTGCCATTGCCGTCAAGGTACGTTTGGCCACTTCGCGTGTTTCGCCGGGAATATGGCGAAAGGCCGTTAACACCTCAGCCTCTTCTTCATCCCTCACCACATCGAGCGCACTGGCTTCATCGTGGCGCTCACCGGTCATCACATAATTAAGATCGACTCCTAACGCTTTCGCGGCGATTAAGTAGCCCGCATCAGGATGCCGCTCACTTTTTTCATAGTTGTACTGAGTGAGCTTTTTAACCCCGCACCGTTCGGCAAAGATCTCCTGGCTAAGTCCCAATCGCAGTCGCTCAGATTTGAGACGGTCTCCCACTCCTTCTAGTGTTAGTGTCACCCACTGCTGGGTATCGAGTGAGGCCTGTTCATTGCTTGTAGTCGCTGTAGAGGTCTTTCCAGTCAGTTGCTGGCTTAACTGTTGTAACTGCTTCTCTTTTTCGGCTACCAGTTGCTGGCTGCGTTTAAGCGCCGCTTCATCTTTACGTAATGCTGCCCGTAATTCCCGTACCGACATCCGGTCAACTTCGTCGAGGGTCAGACCTGCGATAGTGCCGCCTTCGGCGAGTTCAGCGAGGTCTTCATCGTCTTCCAACATCAGCTCATAGAGTTTTGCCTTGCCGAGAGCCGCAAACGTCTGCGCTTTTCCACCTAATTGAGGTGATAAATATTTTAGAGATGCCTTCATCATAATTTGAGCGGTTCTTTCAGCTAGCCCTAACTGGCTTGTTACGATATTTACAAACTCTCCATGCGGCTCATTCTCTTTCAGAATAATCAACCGCTTTCCCGCCTCCAGCATGGCTTCGGCACTCTGTGCCATATAGAAGCGCGCTTCATGCACAATCCTCTCCCGTTCATAGGGCAGCCCATCGCCAAAACGTGCCATCACCTCCTGCTGGGCACTGTTTGCTGCATTTTTTTCAGGATATGCAATTGCCTCCCCCCCCCCCCGCAATCGTGATATTGTCCGCGGTAGTTACAGGCAGGCTGGTTGCCGCTTTTTTCTTTGCCATACAGGTCTCCTTTAGGCCGATAACAGCCCGTGCTTTTTAATAGTGATAAGGAATATACAAAAACAAACAAAAAAGACTTTACATCATTTTGCATATCAATGTATATTTATTTTTAACTTTTTATGACGGAGATAAAACAATGTCACTGCAACATCCAGCCGACTTTAAGCGCAATTTTTATGACCGTGTCTATCAGAACTACCCGACGGTGGCGGCGTGGGCGCGCCAATCCGGCTTCAAACCCTATCAGGTTTATATGTTGCTTGATGGCTCCTGCCAGGGCTGGCGCGGGGAAGCACGCAAAATCAAACAGGCGATTGAACAGATAATGGGTTCCCCCATGCCATCGGGCAAAAAGCGCCATAAAAAATAACATTCGCCTGTTTCGCTGACGGTATCACAATTTCCATTAATGAAAAAGAGGCATCCGATGAAAAACACCTTATTACTGCACCCATCTTCACGTACACGACGGGCGCTGCGTATTTTAAAAGCCATGAAGGGGCATTACCGAGACGGCTTGTCCAATAAAGCCCTGGCGGCGCTTATCAATGACTCCCCGGCCAATATCAGTCGTACTCTGCCATTTTTAGTCGAAGAGGGCATGGTTGAGCAGCGCTTCAATGGGAACTACGCCCTCAGCGAGGAATTGATACAGATTGCGCTAGCCTTTTTCGATGAAACCGAACGGGCGCAAATCAAGATGGCAGAAAAACGTGGCCGCTGCATAGCCTCACCGTCAAAATTGTAAGAGAGAAAAATAATGGGTAGAAAAGCGTTACCGATGACGGCTGAAATCACCCCCGAACAGCCTTTGGCACCGGATTTAATGAATAACCTTAACGCGCTAGCTGAACATCAGCAGGCCATTATGGACAAGTACGGCGAGGGCCTACCCTATGAACGGGAAAGGATTGTGCATGAGGCACGTTTCTATATGGCACAAAGTGCGGAAGCCATGCTGGAGGCGGGAAAGCGGTTGATTATTCTGAAAGAGAATGAGCCGCATGGAGAGTTTGTAAATATCGTAACAAGCCAGTTAGGGCTAGCTGAAAGAACCACTCAAATTATGATGAAGGCATCTCTAAAATATTTATCACCTCAATTAGGTGGAAAAGCGCAGACGTTTGCGGCTCTCGGCAAGGCAAAACTCTATGAACTGATGTTAGAAGACGATGAAGACCTCGCCGAACTCGCCGAAGGCGGCACCATCGCGGGCTTGACGCTCGATGAGGTTGATCGCATGTCGGTACGTGAACTAAAGGCAAAACTGCGCGAAACCCGTGATAGCTTGGAAGCCAGCCGCCGCCTAGCCAACGAAAAAGACCAAAAAATCAATGAGCTGAGTGAAAACCGCCTGCTTAATCAGCATCGCCCGTTAGGGGAAGAAGGCATACGCCAGCTCCGTGAAGAAATCGGCCTGGTGGGCTTTGATGTTAAAGCCATATTGATGGGGCGCTTTCGGGGAAGGGTTGGAAAAATTGCATAGCCACAGTGGCGATATGACGTCTCACGCCGACTATTTAGCAGGCTTGCTTAATGATATTGAGTTTGAAATCAATGTCTTACGTAACGACTTTGCGTTACCCTACCACGCGGTGTCAGAGGCGGTACCTGACTGGGTAAAGGCGGATGCCGAGGCCGAAGACGCGGATTTTCAGTTACCTGAACATTTACGCGGTACCGGACAGGATAGCGGCGAGGAGGGGGTGTTATGAACGCCATCCTGACCGAACGCGTACTGGCGATTGCCCAGGCCGCCGAAAAAGCCGGACATGGCGGCAAAGACGCGGTTTATCAAACAGGTTGCCAGGCACTCGGCATTTCCAAAGCCACGCTACTGCGAAAAATCAAACAGGTAAGCTATAAACCGCCGCGCAAGCAACGGGTGGATTGTGGCACCAGCGCCCTGACCCGTGAGGAAGCGCTGCAAATATCCGGCGTGATGATGGCCTCGCATCGCAAGAACGGCAAGCGCCTTTACAGCCTGGAGCAGGCGGTTAATGACCTGCGGGCGAACAACCTAATTAATGCTGGGTATATTGATAACGAGACCGGCGAGTGGTTCCCCCTGTCGGTCGATGCCATCAGTCGGGCGTTGTACCAATATCGCCTGCACCCCAACCAGTTACGGGCACCAGCCCCGTGCGTCCAGTTAAAAACCGAGCATCCCAATCATGTCTGGCAACTGGATGCGTCGCTGTGTGTACTCTATTACCTGAAAAATCCCGCCCAAGGGCACACCACGCGCGATAGTGGCCTGCGCATGATGAGTGAGGCGGAGTTTAACAAGAACAAGCCAAAAAATCTGGCGCGGGTGATTAACGACCGCGTCTGGTCATTTGAGCTGACCGACCATACCAGCGGCTGGATTTATGCCGAGTACCGCTTTGGCGGCGAAACGACACAAAACTTTACCGATGTGCTGATTAACGCCATGCAAGAACGCGGTGGGGCCGACGTCCTGCATGGCGTGCCGCGCATCCTTTATACCGACCCCGGTTGCGCGCTGGTCTCGTCCACCCTGCGCAACCTGTGTAAAACCCTTGGTATTCAACTTATCGCACACAAAGCCCGTAATGCCCGCGCCACCGGCTCAGTGGAAAAAGCGCGCGACATTCTCGAGTGCCATTTTGAATCCGGGCTGCGGTTTGTGCAAGTCAATCATATTGATGAACTGAACCGCCTGGTTGGATTGTGGCGTAAAAAGTATAACCGCACCGCGCTGCATCGCCGTACCGGCATGACTCGCACCGACTGCTGGCTGCATATTACCCCTGGACAGTTAATCAAGGCACCGCCTGTTGACGTATGCCGTGAGCTGGCGGTGAGCCAGCCGGAAAACCGTAAGGTTAGCACCCACCTTCGCGTGTCGTTCAGGGGGAGTGAATACGATGTACGGCAAGTCCCCGGCGTTTGCGTGGGCGACACCGTACAGATAGTGCGTAACCCCTGGCGTGACAGTGAGGCGCAGGTGGTCGTGATTAATGAGGACGGACTGGAAGTCTTTTGCCGGGTGCCGGAAGTGGCGAAAGACGACTACGGTTTTGCCCTCAACAGCCCGACACTCGGCGAATCGTTCAAGGCATTACCCCACACCCCGGCGCAACACCATCTGTCGGAAGTCGAGCAGACCCTGTATGGCACCACCACGCCGGGGGAAACCGCCGCCGCGCAAAAAGCCAATGCCTTACCCTTTGGTGGACGCTTTAACCCTTATCTGGAAAATGAACGCGATACCCTGTCAACGATCACCGAAAACTGATCCACTTTTTATCTAAATCCGATCAATCAAAATTGATCCACTGTTTTACTCAGTTATTGCTCCTGAGCGCCGCTTATCTTTCAATCGGTAGCTTTCACCGCTTAATTGCAGTACATGCGAATGATGAAGTAAACGATCAAGCATAGCGGCAGTTAATGTTGCGTCATCAGCAAAAGCACTTGGCCATTGCCCAAATGATAGGTTACTCGTCAATATGACACTGCCATGCTCATAACGCTTGGCAATCACATTGAAAAACAGGTTTGCTTCTTCTCGCCCAAACGGCAGGTATCCAATCTCATCGATAATCAACAACTTCGGGGCCATCACCGAACGTGATAGATATTGTTTGAGCTTATTTTGTCGTTTGGCAGTTGAGAGTTGCAACATCAGTTCAGCTGCCGTGGTAAAGCGGGTTTTCTTCTTGGCCTGTACTGCTTTTAATCCTAACCCAATAGCTAAATGCGTTTTGCCTACACCGCTTGGGCCAAGCAACACGACATTTTCATTACGTTCAATAAACGTTAATGCGCTTAATTCCTGTATGTGTTGTTTGGGGATCCCCGTTGCAAACTTAAAATCGAACGTATTAAGTTCTTTATGTGCTGGGAATCCTGCCATCCGACTCAAAAGATTACGAGTTCGTTCATCTCGTTGTTGTTGCTCACATTTTAACAGGGACAGTAAAAACTCTCCGTAGCTTTTGTCTTGGGCAATGCATTTTTCGGCAAGTGATGACCAATGAGTCGGAATAGAATTTAATTTCAATGACTCACACAGGTGTTCAATTTGTTCATGCAATAACATGTTCACCTCCCAGTAATGCTTCGTATACGCTGATTGAGTGTTGCAAACTGACAGATTCAAGGGGCGGTACGATAGGGATATTAAGCGTATTAGTCTGTGGGATAGATTGGCAAACCCTTGCTGGTAAGGGTAGAAGAGACTTCACTTCCTTAGCTAATCTATCTGCTGGCTTCTCTAACGTTGTTCCATGAATTCGCTGATGGGCAACGCGTTGTAACCATGGACCCACTTTTGCATTAGCTATTTCAATATCCAGTTCAAGATTATGAGCACGAAGGTCGGTGTTTAATGGCACGATAAAGCTGTTTTTTAAATAGTGGTTAAAGCGCTCTACTTTCCCTTTCGTTTTTGCCCTGTAGGGCTTGCAAGCCTTCAATTTAAACCCGTAATCTTTCGACATTTGAAGCATTTCGACATGTAATTTATGATCACCTTCTGCATAAGCATCCCGTTCGATGATGAGGGGATTTTGCGTTATCACACAATACTTCCTGTGTTACACCACCAAAGTAGTCGAAAGCTTCTCTTAAACCTTGCTGCCACGATTCTGCTCGTTCATTATCAAAGAACTTTACATAACTCGCACGCGAATAGCCTAGCGTTGCAACAAACGCTTTCAGCGATTTTTTACCTCGCCGGATGCTGGTGAAGTCGATTTGCATTTGTTGACCTGGCTGTGTTTCAAAACGGACGACTACTTCGGGAACAATGCTTGGTTTAAATTGACAAACAAATCGGCGTAATTGAGCAATACCACCTTGATAGCCGTTTTCAACTACCTCATCAAATAAGACTGTTGCAGGGATCCAATCAGGTTTAGCCAGTTCAATTCGCTGAAGCAAATAAGGTTTAAAGGGGGATAATTTAGTCGGTTGTTGACTTCTTTTAGCATAAGTTGGCATTGTCTGTTGTTGTAAATGATGTTTTACGGTGTTACGGGATATACCCAACTCACTGGCAATTTTTCGAAGGCTTTGTCCTTGTGCAAAGCGAACATGAATATCCACAAATATCTCCTTGGTTAACATAAATTATCCGTACAAAAATGTGCGAATAATACCAAGTGGATCAGTTTTAGATGATCGTTAGTGGATCAGTTTTGCATGATCGGTGACAACCCCACCGATTTATCTCCCTAAACAAGGGCAGGCCTCCCCGGTTTGCGCGCCGCGTTTTGAAGAGCGCTTAAACCCGGTCGTGGTGGTGCAACAGTTGCGGGCGCGTTTTCAGGCGGCGGGTAAGACCTGGCGCAGTGAATTTTACACCACACTAACCCAGCGCTTCCCGGACGGCATTCCCGCCGACCAGGTCGACGCGCTGGGTGATGAATTAATGGCGCAGACGGGCGATGTGGTGGTCAGCCTGGCCAGTCACGGTTAACGGGAGGCCATCATGCTGAAACTGAAAACCCTGTTACAACAACACAACCTGACGCAAGCGGCACTGGCCCGCGCGCTTGACCTTTCCGAGGCGACGCTGGCGCAGATAGTCAATCACCACCAGTGGCCAAAACAGGACACCGACACGCTAAAACACCGTATCCGTGCCTGGTTACGTGACCAGGGTATCGCGGCGGACGACTGTTTTGACGGGGTCACGTCCGGCGGAAAGGAAAAACGCCCACTACCTAGCAATGAGGAAGACACCATGTTACTGAAAAAACAGGTATTACTGCCTGCCACCAAAAAACATTTTGGGCTGTTTCGCGCTCCATTTGATGACAACGCAGTACAAGGTCATGACGATGTGTTTTTAACCCCGGAAAGCCGTTATGTGCGTGAGGCGTTGTACCAGACCGCCCGCTATGGTGGCTTTATCGCCGTTATCGGTGAATCCGGCTCGGGTAAAAGCACGCTGCGACGTGACCTGACGGACCGCATTTATCGGGAAAACGCCCCCGTGGTGGTGATTGAACCCTACGTGCTGGCGATGGAAGACAACGACCATCAGGGCAAGACCCTGAAAGCCGCCAGCCTTGCCGAGGCTATTGTCCATACCCTAGCCCCACTGGAAAAGCTCAAACGCTCGCCGGAGGCCCGCTTCCGTCAGTTACACCGACTATTAAAAGACAGCAGCCGCGCCGGGTACAGCCATGTGCTGGTGATTGAAGAAGCCCATTCTCTGCCCATCCCGACCTTAAAGCACCTCAAACGCTTCTTTGAGTTGGAAGACGGCTTTAAAAAACTGCTGTCCATCGTCCTGCTGGGACAACCCGAACTGGGTGACAAGTTATCTGAACGCCTGCTGGCGGTCAGGGAAGTGGTGCAGCGCTGCGAGGTGATTGACCTGCCGCCGCTGGATGACCACCTGGCTGACTTTCTTGATTTCAAGTTTAAACGCGTCGGCGGCGACCTTGGCAACGTCCTCGGCCCGGATGCGATACCGGCACTGCGTCAACGCCTAAGCTGGCTGCGCCCGAAAAAAGACACCCCGGTCAGCCTGCTTTATCCCCTGGCTATCGGCAATCTGGTGACCGCTGCCATGAACCTGGCCGCACAAAACGCCATCCCGGTTATCGATGCCAATATTATTCACAGTGTGCATTAAAGGAGGCTTTTATGCTCAACCCCGCCGTGACCATTAAAAACCCGTCAGCGATGACCTACCAGGCCATCCAGCAGCAGTTCAGGCAATGTCTGTCGGTGATGGAGAAACTCAACCAGGAAGGTTTTATCGTCAGTCAGTTTACTGTTGATGGCTATAGCCGTCCGACCCTTACCCTGCTGCATGACCGACGGTGTGATGCGTTACATAAAAAGGGGCATGCCGTTCGCTATGCCCTGGGTACCGACCGTCAGGGCCGCTGGGAAAAATACCAGTTCCTGCAAGATAACTGCCGAATCACCTGGGAGGTACGTTAATCATGACAACACGACCTGTCCGTATTACCGCTCGCCAATCGGTTTATCTGGAAAAAACCGTCGATATTACCGAGCAGGACTATGAAACCTATTTATCGATTTGCGAAAACTGCCGTGATGTTGATGAACAAGACCAGCGTCTTGGTGAAATCGCGGCCCGATATAACATGAATTTATTTGAGCATATTCAACACAGTGACGCCCTTGAAGACATTATTTTCGAGCGCGTTTAATTCCCGACGTTGTTAATTAAAAGGTAAAAAAAGATGGCAAAGAAAATAACGCGGCTTAAAGCCGCGGCGGGTGCCTGCACGCCGCAAACCCGTGAACAGGTGATGGACGATATAAAACGGATGGGTGATATCCAGCGGGAAATGACCCGACTAGAGACACAGATTAATGATGAAATCGCACGGTTAACGCATCAGCATGCGGCTGATATTGAGGCCATGAAAGCCCGGATAACCCTGTTACAAAAAGGTATCCAGACCTGGTGCGACGCCAACCGAGAGGGGCTGACCCAAAACGGAAAAACCAAAACCGTTAACCTGATAACCGGCGAGGTGTCGTGGCGAAACCGCCCGCCGTCCGTGTCCCTCAAAGGGATGGACGATATCTTGCAGGCACTGGAAGAAAACGGGCAACACCACTGCATTATTCGCAAGGCGCAGGTGGATAAAAATGCCCTGCTAAAAAATCAGGATACCATCAGGCACCTTAATATTCGCGGCATTACCTTTCATCACCAGCTTGAGGATTTCATTATTACGCCCTTCGAGCAGGAGGTGACCTCATGAGCTATCAGGAAATAAAACCTCTGCGCCGTCAGATTGAAAGGCACATAAACCGCGCCATGCATCACCTGCGGGCAGACCATTCCGCCGCTGCGTATTGTGAATTTCAAAATGCCTTCGAGATATTGGCCGAACTCATCGTCGACTTAGATAAGGAAAACCCGTTATGAGTATTACCTGCATCAGCTGCCATCAGGCAACCCGACGCCTGAATCCTACCCAGGCAGACATTATCCAACAACCGGAAAGCGGCGAGTGGGGAATTGACCTGCTACTGGCCTGCCCACACTGCGGACAGTCGTATAGCGCCTGGGTACTTAACTGGGATGTCGTGCCACTAAAAGGTATCACGGCAAATTCGCCATCAACGCCACACACTCACCATAAACCCGCCGATTAACGAGGAGGACATCACCATGTGGATATTAATTTTGGCCATGTACGCCAGTCCTTATAGCGATAATGCCTTTTCCACTCTGCATACACAGGAATTTGACACGGAAACCGCCTGTCAACAGGCCGCCAGACTGTTTGCGAAAAAATTTGAAACCTTCAAGGATATTGATGCCAGGGCAATTTGCGTGAAGAAGTCATAGCGGAAAAGCGGCATGTAAATCATTCAATTGTATAATAACGCTATTCATTTTATAATCCTTCAAAACCCGAAGGATTATTTTTTGCTCACTGCATAAGGAACCCTGACCCCGACCACAACGATAAAGGAAGCCTCCGATGACCCGACAAAAGTACCTGCAGTTAATCCATATTGGCGCCCACAATCTCAAGCTGGACGACACGACTTACCGCCAGATGCTGCACAGGCTAACCGGGAAAACATCGGCAAAAGCCCTGAATATCGGTCAACTGGCTCAGGTGTTAAACGCCCTGAAAGCCAAAGGCTTCCGCATCCAACCCCATCACGCCAATACAAAAAAGCAGACTGACCGTCCGCAAATCCAAAAAATACAGGCCCTGTGGCAGGCAATGGCTCACGAGGGCATTGTCCGTGATGGGTCAGCAACAGCCCTGGCCCACTTTGTTAAACGGGAAACCGTCTGTGATTCGCCTTACTGGCTAGATAACCAACAGGCCAGCCAGGTTATCGAGAAACTCAAGCAGTGGCAAAAACGCGTGGCGAGGGCAACATCATGCTAGAGAATACCTTTCGTAGCAAAGGGCCGGAGTTACTGGTTGAGCTGGCCGAACACACCGCCCAGACCGTCAGGCAGATTATCGACGTTGACCCCGCCGTTGCCAGCCAGATAGGCGATGCCGTCGCCAGTCAGATGATGGCGGTCTGGGGTGGGCAAAACGTCTATTTTCCGATGGGCCTGATATGGAAAGTCAGCCAGCGTGACCGGGAGATATTTGCCGACTTCAACGGTCATAACCACCACGCGCTGGCGCGTAAATACAAAGTCTCGCTACAGTGGATTTATTCCGTGGTGAAGCGGGTAAAAAAAGAAGAACTGGCCCGCATCCAGGGCAATCTGTTTGAAGATGAAGATAAGCCGCCTCGATGACTGTTTCTTGTTTCACACAATGAAACATGAGGAAAGCAGAATGACTAACACGATATCATCCACCTGTAAACCAGGTTTTCTTTTTGGGATTGATGACGTCGGAGAGAAAAACATAATCTATACACTGAGCGTGTATGCCGGCAGCCCCTCTGAAGCGATAACAGATTTAAAAGTGGCACTGCTTGCTTTGGAAGAGAGGAGAAGCCATTTCTCTGAAGGCGAAAATAATACGATGATGATCGGCAATGTGGCCGCAACATCACGATACAAACGCCGCCAAAAGCGTGCTACCATGGCATCTGCTGACCAATCAAGGCTGGAAGGGGAATTAGACATTCCCAGAACGGTTTTTCCCCTTTCTTAA